GTGACATTCTAAAAGTTTCATGTGCTATAGGAATCGGGGAAAAGCTGATTAGGCTGTGATTATAGGAGTGGGGTGCATCACTTCACCACAACGAGGCTGGGTATGGAACCGCCCATTCGAGAGGATTCATCCGGAGATAAAACGTCCTGAATGCCAGCCAGTTCGAACTCAATCGAACTTCCAATTTCGTGGTATTTAGACTTCCACATGTCACATAGACACTTGTACGCTGGTAATGTACAAGATCGACCGCCATCCTTTAAGGCTTGTTGGATCAAGGTGGTCTTTTCCTCATAAACTTCTTCTCCATGTTTGAAGAGTTCGAGACAAGCCATAGTTATTGACATTGAGAGCATTTCGTTCACAGGTCCGGATTTTCGGATCCAATTAAGAGATGACATTATATCTTCAAGCTCTCGAATGCAATAAACTTCAGACCCATTAACTTTAAACTTTCGTTTTAAGTAAAGAGCCTGATCAAGGGTATAGAATGGCACTATATCGTCTCCCTTATAGACGTCGGAGTAATGAACTCCAAGTAGTGCGAGTTCATCTTTTAGAACCTGTTGGTTCCAATATTTAGCAATAGATTGATGAACTCCGATGATATGATCATCGCCATACAGATTGGTGAATGTTAATTTCTGCATGGCCTGCATAGGGACAAGATGTAATAGCCCTAGCTTTCGGAACAGGACAATCCATACATACCGCAACAATATAGCCTGAGCTACGTTGTTGAGAGCAGTAGTATATGGATTTCCTGAGGGATTAGCACGATCGGTTATATATTCAACGTCTTCACATAAAGTATATGTATATACAAGTTCATGGAATATAATATGGCGAATGTTTGCATGCTCATCATTATAAAAATTCTGAAACACTTGTTCAGCTGCAAAAATGAGCTGAGCATGCAAATGTTTGTCCCAGTGTTTATAATCACCACAAATGATGTTTTGATAATAAGGTTCTAAAAACCTATACAATAAAGCTGCATCAACTTGTGATTCAATAAACCCTGGAGACATACCATTCTTGATACGATTTTTCATTAAAAAAGCAACAAAGCCTAAACAATATTTTCGCGCAAGAAGAGTAAAATCAAGAGGTCCATTAATAAAAATACGAGTTCTGGACTCTTTGATTTTTTTGATTGGCAAAATCTCATCTTTCAAGCAGTCGACCCAAATCGACTTGACACGCCGGAGTTCGCGTGCCTCTTTTTCTCGTTCGAGAAATGCTTGATAGAGTTTATCTCCTTTTTCTCCCCGGAACTTAATATGTCCCTGATCATCCACTTCAAGGTAATCATTTTTACCTTTATTTTTACGATCCTTAGCCCAAGGATATCCGGGAGAAGTGGTAAGATCGAGATGGTTCATATATGGCAAGGCAGAACCATTTAACATGCCTTCATCAGTAAGAACGTGTGCATAAAAATCACGTCCTTCGAACAAATTGAGGTGTTCTGATACATCCTTCACCGCTTCAGCGAGAATTGTT